CTACGCCAGTCCTAGTAGCGCGCCTCGCGCTGCATGCGTTGCTCAGGTCTGCGGGCACTTGTAGAGCATGAACGGGTGGCCGGGCGTCACGACGTTTCGGCCGCGGGTCGTCCACTGGAACTCGTCGACGATCGCGAGCTGCGCGTCAGTCTGCGGGCCGTGGTAGATGATCGAGAACGGCTCGCGCTCGAGGTACGTGAAGGCGCCGAGCTCGTCATTGAGGATGTCCTCGACCGCGACGTAATAGGTCGTGTCGCTGCCGCCGCTGAAACCCGAGCCCAACTCAGAAATCTCGACCGGCATGCCGACCGCGAGCGCCCGGATGAGCGCGTCGACGTCCGCCGAGCCTGCGCCGCCCGTCGAGGCCTGCGCAATGAACTTGGCGTTGGTGAGCTGCACGGCCCGGAAATACATCGCCGGGGGAACGAGCAGCTTGGCGATCCGCAGGTGCCGCGGGTACAGCCCGTTCGGCGTCTTGATCTGCGAGACGTACGCAACGACCTTCGCCAGGTTCTTCAGGGCGACGTCGAGCGCGACGGACTCGTCGATCGGGCAGGCGCCCGGGAACACGCCGGACGCGGCGCCGGTCAGGATATTCGCGAAGGTGCCGGCCGTGCTGTCGAATGGATTGTACGGATGCGAGGCGTGGAAGAACGCAACGCCGTCGTAGCACGTCGGATTTGCGATGATCGCCTGCGACAGCGCGAGCTGCGGCCAGTAGCCGAACAGCGCGCCCGCCTGACGAGCCCAGTGGGCCGCCTGATCGAGGCCATTCGCGTCCTTGTCCTCGAGCTCTTCGCGCTTGATCTTCAGGCCGTCGACGAGGGCGTTCAGGACTTCACGCTCTTGCGTGACGCTGACCATCTCGTCGAAGCGCTGCTGGCCGCCACCATGACTGGCCTGCGGGCGGCCGATCTCGGCCGTGTCGAGCAGCCAGATCAGGCGCTCCTTTTTGGTGTCGATCGTCTGCACTTTGCAAACGGAATTCCACCAGGAATTCTCGGGCAGCGAGAGCTTGTCGTAAGCCCGCGAGCTCACGATCCGCATCTTGGACTCGAGGTCGAAAAAGAACGTGGGGGTAATGGTCATTTGCTGCTAGGTCCTACGTGTTGTCGACCAAGTCCGCAGTCGCGCCGATTTCGACGAGCACGTACGCGGGGGAAGTGCTGACGTGCCAAACCTTGCCGGCGACGCTGCGGGACGTGCTGTCACCCGACACCGTGCGACCGTCCTTGAGGTAGCAGAGCTGTTGATTCTGCGCGGCCGTGACGGCCGTGCCGGTGTCGTTGAGAAAGCGCTCGAGGTGAACGTCATTAAACAGCTTCACGCGCATGATCGCAGTCCCATCGCCCGTGGCAGACGACAAGAAATAGCCGATCGGCACGAGCGTCGCCGCTGCGCTGACGGGCACGAGCGCGCCGTCCGCAGTGTCGATGCAGGCGATCTCGCCAGCGACTGCGACTGCGGCGTTCTTCAACGCTCGCTCGATGTAGCCCCAGATCTCCTGGCGCTTGGTACGTTCGGCCATTTTACTTGCCCTTTGGAGCGACCGTCACCCGGCCGAAGGTTTGGATGTTGGTGGCGCCGTTGAATTCGGCCTTCGCCAGGGTCGCCGAGGTTTCACCGAACGCGGCATTGATGCGCGCCTGCTCTTCCGGAGCACTGCGCATCGCGCTGCCCTCGCCCTGCCCGTCGCCGGGCACGAAGCCGGGAACCGCTGCGAGCACCGCGGCAGCCGAGGGCGCCTTGGGCAGCTTCGCGACGATCGCCTTCGCATGCGCAAGCGGCAGCGCCTTCAGGGTCGCAACGAGCTCGCCGTCGAGGTGCGAACAGCCGGCATAGAAGGCCGAGGCCTCAGCCGCTGCGTCACGCGCGTCGCGCGCTGCGAGGTCGGCCGACAGGGCCTGCACGCGGGCCGCGAGCTGCGCGACAGCCGCCGCGGACTTGGGCTCTTCCTTGTCGTCGGCGCTCGAAGGCTTCTCATCCTTCTTGTCCGAGTCGTCCGATTCGTCGGAGTCGTAGGACGCCAGGGCGCGCTTTGCGCGCGCGGCCTTTTCCGGGTCGTCGGACTGCGAGGCAGTCACGAGAGACGCGCGGGTCGCGTCTTCCTTCGGGGGGTCTTTCTTGTCGTCGTCGGGCATTGATTCCTCAGAAGGCGTGGCCGCTGCGGGTTGCGTCAAAAGCATAGGCGGCACCTGCAGACTCGACACCAGAGCGTCTAGCGATTCAACGACGCCGTCGCAGAGCTTCGCCGCGACTGCTGCCTGCCCGACGAACACGCCGGCCTCTAGCGCGCGCGCTGCGTCGGCAGTGAGGCCAAGTGCGCCCCGCGACTCGGCGACGAGACGGAAAAATTCGCCGGCCATGACGTCGACGAGCGTCTGTGTCGCGGCCTGCGCTTCCGGGGTGATCGGGACGGACGGGTTGCCGTCGGCCTTGCGCGCGCCAGAGGTGACCATGACGGTCTGCAGCCCCAGTGCGGCCTCAGCAGCGACGGCCGATTTCAGCGGGAAAATCACGCCGACGCTGCCGAGGATGGCGGTCGACGAGGCGTGAATCTCCGTGGCGGCACACGCGAGTGCGTAGGCTGCGCTGCAGCACTTCGAGTCGACGTAGGCCACGAGGCGCCCGCCCTGCGGCACGGCAGCTCGCATGCGTCGCGCCGCGTCGAATGCGCCGGCGACGTCGCCGCCAGGGCTGTCGAGGTGCGCAACGACCGTGTGCACACCCGGCAGTGCGAACGCTTCCCGGGTACGCCGCACGACGTCATCGTAGGACGCCGTCGGGCCTTCCTTCGTTGCGCCGCTGTAGGTCAGCAGGCCGTGCACGCCGATGACAGCCACAGCCCCGACGACCTGCGGCGCCGCCATGTTGCGGGCGCAGTCGACCAGCTGATCCACGCCGAACGCAGAGGGCTCGAGGGCATACAGGCCGGGCGCGTCAAGTCTCATTGGGCTCACTGGAATCTAGGCCGTCTGCAGGCGTCGAGGCCTTGGCGGGCGCTGCGCTCGAGCCGGCCGGGGCCGCAGCCGTCAACGCCGGCGCACCCTGCCCGATCTCTTTCGTCTGGATACCGAATCGCCCGACGATCGCCTCGACGTCCACGTCGCGCGAGCCGGCGAGCGCCGTGCGCAGGGCGGTGATCGCCTCGGCGACTGCTTTCAGGCCGAGGGCTTCCGCGGCCACGTCTTGCGCCGGCGACACATCCCACTCGACGCGGGGCGGCGACGACAGGACCTGCTCGCCGTACCTGCGCGCAGCCCACGTCGGCAGGCCCTGCGTGTTGATGCAATGGGCCAGCATCATGCCGTTTTCTTGCACCATGTCGGCGCGGATCGCAGCGTGAATGCCGGCGTTTGCGAACCCCGTGCCGCCGTCGACGATCACCTTCGACCCGGCGAGCGCGACCATGATTTCGAGATTTGCAGTCTCGATCTCTTCGCCGAACACTTCCCAACCGCGGCCGTTGGCCTCGAGCAGCTTCACGTCCCAACCCGGCGGAACCTGAAACTTCGAGTTGTAACCCCACGTTATGAGCTTTTGCATCCACGACGAGCGATCGGGATCCGTCGCGGCGGGCGGTGAGAATCCGAGCACGGCCGGGTTGGCAAGCGTCCGGCTGAAATTCTGCCGTGCGAGTATCGCGTGCTCCTTTCCTACGTACGCGCGGCCCAAGGCCGGCCACGCGCCGTAATTCCACGGCGCTACGCGCGCCGACGTCATCAGCATCCACCGGCCGTCGCCGGGCGTGATCGGTATGAGCCCGACGACAGAGGCGTAATACCAGCGATCTTCCGACCACCTGTAACGCAGAAATTCCGGGTCGCGAGTCACCATCACAGGATGGTCGCGCCCAACGACCGGTAGCAACTCGGCCACCGACACGCCGCACTGAATGAAGTCGCCGAGGAACAGCGCCAGCGCATCCGGCGGATACATTTCATCGAACAGCGGTCGCGTGAGGCTGACGCTTTGCAGATCTGCAGTGGCCGTCTCGTCGCCGTGAAATTTCTTGGGCAAGCTAACGAGCCCGGCCGTGCGAGTTTTGAGCAAGCCGGCGATCAACCCGTCGCGGCGCATCGCGCGGGCGAGCTGCCCGATGTACGTCATGTCGCCGCCGTCGGCCATCCACTGCGCCGTCTCGAGGTCAGCAATGAACCACTCGAGTTTCGACGTCGACCGCAGCTGTAGCTGGCCGCCCATCGTCCGCCTGACGGCCTCGACCTGCGGACTGTCGAGGTCCGGCAGTCCGACCGACGGTGGCGTGGCGTAAATCGAGACGCCCGCGAGGGCCCTCACGGCCGCAGTCAGACGATCTCGAAGTGCCACGCCAGAATCTAGGCCGACTCAGCCATGAATTCGCGCAGCTTGGCGAGCGCCACGGATTCCAGCTTGTGCGCGCGCTGCCTCGTGATACCGAGCGCGGCCGCAACCTCAGGCAGGGTGTGGTCCTTGCGCAGGTAGCGCAGCTCAATAACGCAACGCTCGCGCGGCGTCAGGCGCGGCAGCGCGGCGCGCATCGCCTCGATCTCCCGCGCCGTGTCAATGTCCCCCGCCACGTCGGCAGCGTCGACCGTCAACGTAGTCTCGACAATGCCCT